TATTCCAATAGATCCATCACTGATAGTGGCAGTAGCAGCAAAACCTGCTCCTCCACCACCCACTACTACTATACTTGGTGCTACTGTATATCCAGAACCTGGATTAATAATATCAATACGTTGTATCTTAGATGATTTAACTCCATCATAATCTACTATATCATCTGTCATAGATGCTATACCAATAGCAGTCACTCCTCCAGATGGAGCAGATGAAATAGCAACTCTAGGAAGACTGGTATAATCTTCTCCTCTGTTAGATATAGTAACAAAGGATACTGCACCATCAACCAATCCAGTTGCAAGCACTGCAGGAGTTCCTGATGCCACTAAAGTAAGTGTCTCAATATAACCTGCTTTCTCTAGGTTATCATCAATATCACTCACTCCAGTGTCAACAACCTCATCCTCATATCTGTAAAGTTCACACTTAAGTTCAAATACGTAATTCTTCTTTAACTGATAGAAAGGTTTCTCATGTTCTACAAACTTAATTTCAAATAATCTATCTCCCAATGGGAAGTATATTAAGTCTCCTTCCTTAGGTCTAGTTGCTAATTCTATATTTGGTATATTCTTAATAAGTGGCGTAATATAATTTTCAAACCTATCTCTTGATATAATCAAAGTCAAATCATCAAGTGCCTGAACACCAAACTTTGATAGAAGAGAACCTTGTCCCTCATACCCATCAAAAGTATCCACATATGCCTCTAATGGAATTGCTTCCTCGAACTTAGATTCAATGACTTCCTGTATTACAGTAGTCTTAGTCATGTATCTTCTAGGGATGTAATAAACTTCTACCCCATACATTTTAATCTGTTCATTGATTAAACTTTGAACTAGATTTTGTTCTGTAGAAGACCCTTGCAGGAAATAAGGATTTAATGCCATTAGCCTATCATATCAAGAGGAGGAAGTTCATAAGTATTGGACATCATCTCTCTAATTCTTTCTAATTCTTTTTCTCCATCTTCATACATTTCTCTACCATTTAACTCTATCCCACCAGGCAATTTAACTCCTTGGAACTTGAGCATATTTTGTCCCCACTGCCTCTTAATCAATGCAACAGTATATGGTTTTAAGAATGAATCATTCCATACTCTAGGATATGATGATGGATCTAATAATGTAAAACAATCAATTACTATAAAATCATCAGGTCTTAAACTTCCCCAATCTATATCTAAATACAATCTATCTTGTCTTTTGTTAAATCTTATCTGTTTCTCAGTGGTCAATAAGAAATTAATATCTTCCAGATATGTCTTAACCATAGCATATGAAAGAAGCTCAGTAGCACCCCAGTAATAGATATCATTCAAAAACATCTGATACTTCACGCTAAACATATTGTTAGTGATAGTATTACTTCCATCAAAGTGGAAGATTTTAGTAACTCCAATAACTTCTGGAGGTATTGGAAGATAGTTGCTATTTTCAGTATAACTAAATTGTGTAGTAACGCCAACTGTAGTATCTACAGTGGTTGTAGTTATTCCTGCAGATATTCCTTTTCCTCTATCAATATCATCTTGAGTTATTTTATACTTTCTATAACTTTGATAAACACCATCAAAATGTCTCTCTTGAAAAAACTGAACAGCATCATCTACCAAATCTTCTATTTGTTCATCAGCAACATTTATCTCTAAAACAGGCGCACCAAGTTTCCTCTTACAGTAGTCTATTAGTTCTCCACGTGTGCTTGGTTGCGCCATTTATCTACTTTACTAGTATAAGTTTATTTATGGTGCTGATGATATACCAGGTATAACCAACACATCTCCTGATACTATTCTGTAAACAGAAGAACCAGAACCAATTAAAACATCATATACATATCTACCTTCTGGTATATTTCTAGTAGCAGTAGAACCTAGTGATAATCTAAACTCACCACCTTTAGCACTAGTGAATCCAACTTCAAATGTTTTTATTGCATGAGCAGAAGAACCAATAGCAACACTCTTTGCAAGTTGAGCAGAACCAGTATATCCAGTAAAATCAAATGCAGTTCCAGAAGTGCCAACTACAGTATAGTCAGCATCTAAATCTGCTCCAGTGTTGAGGGTGAGATTTACACCATATGCAACACCAGAACTAGGATCAAATGTAAGAGTGTTTTTAGCCATTAGATAATGCTCTTAGTAAACTTTTGATTTCATTAATATCATCCTTTAAAGATTTCAAATCATTCTCCATATTATCTATTCTATCAGTTCCTTTCTTTCTTTTAGCACGACTCTGAATATAATTATCATATTCAGAGTAATTTGTATTTAAAATAGCATTACTATTATTTTCACGGACTAGATTACTATGTCCTTCTACATTGATATGTTTCATATTATGCAAGTGCGATTACTCTAAGACCCCTTACTCTAGGTGGTTGAGATGAATTTGTTCCAGTTCCTACCAATTTAATACTAAAGTATCTAAAGGTGGCAAGATTATCTATAGTAAATTCATAATCATTCCATACCACTTGATCTGGAGTATAAGCTATGACATCAGTTTTAGGTAAAGCTTTATCTGGAAGACCACTGTTTTTTGCAGGATCTATAATTTGTCCAGTAGATAATAAATTATCATATCCTGGGAAAGCTTGATAAACTAATTCATCATTTGGATTTTCTGAGATAGCATAGAATGCTCTGAGATCACTAGTTAAATTAATATGACCCTCCAAATGGATCTTAATTCCACTTGCTCCAGATTCTAAAGTAATTTGTTTAGATGCATATACAAATGCATTAGGATCTTCTTGTAATGTATTAATTCTGTTATCTGTTGTATAGTCTGTTATAGGTTGATTTAACCTATTAGAAGTAAAGATAACAGCCATTCTATCCAAATCAACCACAGGAGAAAGTGTATTATCTAATGCAGATAAAGCTAAATTTAAAGTGAATGATTTATTATTAGGAAGATTAGGTAAAGATGTAGTTTCATTAATTCTAGAAGCTATCATTCTAGGACTAGACATATAATTATCACCTACAAGAGAAATATTATCAAATCCTTTATCTACGAAAGGAGATTCTGATCCATCTACGCTAGTAGATGTGACAGTTCTAACTTGACCTGTTATGGTAGTTCCTGTTGGTGTTATGTTCTGAACTATGGGAGTTATAATATCAAATGGTATATTTTCAGTAGATAAAATATTAACAGAACCAGTAGATTTAGTTTGATTAAACTTAAGTTTAGGTAAACTAGTTCCAGTGGATCTATCAACACCATTAGAAGACATATCTATTTTGATATTATAGAAATCCAATCCTATAGGATCAGTAACAGTGGCATCTGCTAAATTGTGATTAGTATTAATTCTTCTCAATGAAACTCCATTTAATTCATACTTATGAACAAAATCAAGTGCATCATGAGTTAATGTGGAAGTAGAATCAACACCTCTAGTTACACCAGTTAATGTATTAGCAGTAACTCCACTATAAGAAAGTATTTCTGTTCCAACCTTAATATATCCTAAGTTTGTAGAACCAATACCAACATTTTCAAATTCAGCAAAATTTGTAGCATCATCTAATACAATAGATCCTGTGGAAGTAGAAGAATATTCTGCAGCTAATTGAGTAGTAGGAATATCAGTTTCAACTCCATCAACAGTTACTGTATTTTGAGATGAATACATTCCATGATTCTTTTGATTAACTTTTATATGAATTCCATCACTAGTAACTGCTGGACTTCCTGATAAGAATACATTTCCTCCAGCAGCACCATTAAGATCTGTAGCAGCAGCACCTGCAGTATATTGGATTGTTTTTCCAATACCAGTTGCAAATTCCCCTTGAACACTATCAAGAACAAATTCATTAACCCCTGTTATAGAAGCTATAGAGAATTGAATACCTGATCCTAGAGAAGTTAATCCAACAGTAGAAACTCCAACCACATCACCCACAGAATAACCACTACCACCACTAGCAACAGTTGCAGCAATAGCAACACCATTGGTTATGGTCATGTTCAATGTTCCATTCCTACCAATTCCAGTCTTAGTGACCATAGGAACAAAATTATATGTTGTAGCACCTGATGAAGGAGTATATCCTACACCAGCGTTAGTGATAGTTAAATTACCAGTTGCTGTTCCCCCAGAACCAACAAACCTTCCAGTAGCATTACTTCCTTGCTGTGAAATTAAATTTCCAATAGTTACTGCAGTATCTGATATAGTGGTATTAAATCCTACTCTTATTTTATTTGACTTAATTTCAAGAGAATCTTTAAGTAAAGGTGCAACATCATCAGAATATGTTAATAAAGGAGGATTTGTAAAATTAATAGTTCCAGTTAAATTTCTAAATACTGCTCTATAAAGAGTAAATTTAAGATCTTCATATTGACTTGGATTCCAAGTTTCTCCATTTTGAGATTTAAATAAAGAACCTAATGTGGGTTGAACTCCAACAACTATTTGCTCAGATTCTGGTCTATCTTTTGATTGAACATCAGTTTCTCCCATTCTGGAAATCCAAGCAGTATATTCAGTGCTTGTAGACAAAAGAACTATAGAATAAGATTTTCCACCTGGTAGGTATACTGGAGATGGGAATGTAACTGTAGTAACAGCAGTAGCATCTGAAGATACATTAACATCAACTGGATCTAGTACTACTTCACCAAAAGGAATTATTTCTGTAGTAGGAAGACCTGCTTTCATTGTTCTTAATTGAACAGTTACAGGTAAGAATTCATCTTTAGTTCCAAAATAAAGATCTACTTTAGTAACAAAAATACCATTTCTTTCTCCCACAAAGAAAGATTGTGCTAAAGGATCTTCTTGACCCATTCCGCAAGGATCAGTTAATGTACTAAAATCAACATTATCAGTTAATGCTCCAATAGTTTTCTTAGACTCAGCAATCGCTGCTTTTCCTGTATCACTTTCTTCAAAAGCTTTAACTTTTTCTGCATCATTAGCAAATTCAATATGCTCCTCCATCCTATCCTGAATAGCTTCTGCTGAAGCATCAGGACCTAACTCCACAGCAATAGCAGTACTCCAATATAAAGCAGATCCTTCAGTTAAAGAAGAATCATTTCCATTTATAGCAATATATGCTGCAGATATTGGATCAACAACTTCTGGGAAAGTTTCTTGGAAATCTGATAGACTCATATCAGATGAATCATCAGTTCCCACCACTGTATCAGACATATCTTTAGAACCACCTGCCTGATACTCTGGAGGTAATCCTACAAATACATCTAAAATTTCTTTAACATTTGGTACTTCTATTAGAGTACGAGGTT